GCCCCTTCGCACTCTCTATAGGCCGCAGGGGCCGCAGGGGCCGCAGTTAGTTTTGTAACACCTTCCGGGCAGATACCCTAAAAAGGGCCGCAGGGGGCCGCGAGTTTTCCACAGGTTTTCAACAGGCACCTTTGTGGGGGGTCGTTGGGCTGTACAGGACACGAGCCCGGCACCAGCGGTGACCGGGCTCGATGGGGACCGCGACGGCGGGTTAGGCGCCGCTGGTGGCGTCGTGGTGCGCGTCGTCGAGGGCCTCAAACAAGGCCGACGCCATCGCGCGAATCTCGGCGGCGCGCCGGGGCTCCCGGTCGAAGAGGGCGCGGAGGGCCGTCTCATGTTGCTGGAGGAGCGCGGCGGCGCCGAAGGTATCCTCGCGCGTCACGGCGTAGGCGCTCGCCTGGGGGGCGCTCATCGCGTCACCGTCACGTCCAGGCGTGCTCGCGTGCAGGGCTGGCAATTTGCAGGCGTCCAGGCGCCCGTAGACCGTCGCGGCGGCGTGCCAGACGCCTTCGCCATGGGCGACCATGCGGGCCGCGATAGCGGCGACCTGGGACGGCTCTCGGACGGTGGTGTAGCTGCGGACAAGCTGCTTGGCGTAGTCGTAGGTCATTGTCAGATCCTCCGGGCCGGAATGGCCCCGGCCCCTAGTATGAACTCAGGCGTCTAGGATGCAAGCACAATCTGTTAGCCGTAGATGCACTAGGCTCGGCGCCTGGGTTATGGCCGAGAGAGGCACCCGGTACCGGCGATGAGGGACGGGACGGTACGGGGACGGTACGGGGACAGGACGGGGAGGTGGGGCGCTCGACTCGGATCTAGGGGGCAGGCAGGCCAGGGGCGCAGGGCCAGGGGATCGGAACCCGAGACGCGACCGCGAACGGGGGAAAGGGACTCCTACCCCTGTGGCGCTGGCGGGCACCGCAAGGCCGTTTCTAGCTCATCTATATCCACGGCGCCAGCACAGGGCTCGAGCCTAAGCGGTTGGGTGTAGCCGATCACGACACACCGACACAACCGAAACAGCCCATGACAACGCCCCGCGACCTGTGGTAAGGGGGCGCGCGGCTGGGATAGCATACGGGCGCATGGCGGATCCAGCACCGAAACGGTATCCGGGGCCCGACGGGGCGACGACGGTGAGCGCCGCGCGGCAGGCGCGGCAGCAGGCCGAACAGGATCTGCGGATCGCGCACACGCTGGCGACCCGCGCCTTGGCGCGGCGGGCGACGGCGCGGTATCAGTTGTCGCGGGCGGTCGTCGAGGAGCAGATTGCGCGCGGCGCGCTCTTCGACCCGCGCGACCTGTTCGAAGCCGAGGACGGCGAAGAGGTCTACAAGACCGATGGACCGCTCCGCGAAGACGGGCTCGGCAATTGGGCCCCGGCGTGGAAGAAGGGCGAGGTCAAGCGCCAGTGGGCGGCGGGGGATCTCAAGCCGCTGCACCGGTTGACGGAGGCGCAGGCGCAGAGCATCAGCAGCATCGAGATGGTTATGAAAAACGCCACGGCGGGCGACGGCCAGATCGATCGGGTCTTACGGATCAGATTAGCCCCCCGCGAGAAGTACGTTGAGCTTGGAGCCAGAATGCATGGAATGCTGATCGACAAGACCGAAAGTCGTGTGGACGTGCATGTGGTCGGATCCAGGCTCGATGCCGCCCGTGCCCGATTTGCGGCCCTCGGCTACGGGACGCAGCCGGTGCTAGAGGCGCACGCCGAACCCGAGGCGGAGGAGCCCTCTCTCCCGGCCGGGCCAGCGGACGGGACGTAACATCGGGCACGACCCGCGTGTGGTGCGCGGATCGAGCCCTCACCAGGGTCGCGATGGAGGTCGCGTCACATGGCTAGATCAAGGATACCGTTTGCGGATCGGTTCTGGGCGAAGGTCGCGCGGGGCGCGGAGGACCAGTGTTGGGAGTGGCAGGGGGCGATGCGGAAAGACGGATACGGGATCATCCAAGACCCACAGGGACCAGGGAGGACGGTCGCCGCGCACCGGGCGTCCTGGGAGTTGGCCTATGGACCCATTCCGCAGGGACTCGGTGTCCTGCACCGCTGTGACACTCCGCCGTGTGTGAACCCCGCGCATTTATTCCTCGGCACGAACCGCGACAATGTCGATGACCGACAAGCGAAGGGGCGCGGCGGGGCCAAGCCCCGTCAGGTCGTGTGTCTGCGCGGCCATCGCATCGCGGAGGTCGGGATGTACGTGCGTCGAAATGATCATGGGTATGTGCAGCGGCAGTGTCGCGCGTGTGTGAGAGAGAACAGTAATCTGGCACGGTCCAAGCAGAGGGCGCGTGAGTTCTGAGAGAGGCGCACATCGTTCGCACGCCGAGATCGACGCCGAATTAGAGGAGATGTGCGGTCGGCTCTACGGCGACCCGCTCGGCTATGTGCGCGTCGCGTTCCCGTGGGGCGACCCCAATACCGTCCTCGCCAACTACAAGGAGCCCCGGATCTGGCAGTGCGAGTTTTTGGACTGGCTGGGGAGCGAGATTCGCGCCCGGCGCTTCAACGGCATGGATGCCGTGAAACCGATTCGCGCGGCGGTGTCGAGTGGACACGGGGCCGGAAAAGGCGCACTCACCGGTATGTTGGTGAACTTCCTGATGTCTACGCGCCGCGACGCGAAAGGCACGGTCACGGCCAACACCAGCACGCAGCTGGATGACAAAACCTGGGCCGCGATCTTGTTCTGGAACAAGCTCTCGATGACGAGCCATCTTTACGAGGCCAACACCCAAATCCTCTTTCGCGTCGGATCTCGCGAATCCTGGCGCGTGACGCCACAGACGTGCGCCCCAGAAAACAGCGAAGCGTTCGCGGGACAACACAGCGAACGATCGACCTCCTTCTACATCAACGATGAGGACTCCAACGTCCCAGAGGTCATCCACGAGGTCCAAGAAGGAGGGCTCGCCAAAGGGGAGCCGATGATTTTCCTCTTCGGGAACCCGACGCGCCGATCTGGCTCGTTCTACGAGGCGGTCTTCGGGGAGCGGCGGCATCGCTACAAGTCCTGGGTCATCGACGTGCGCTCCGTCGAGGGCCACAACGCCGGGTGGGTGCAGGAGATTGCCGAGGACTACGGCGAGGACAGCGACGTGTTCCGCGTCCGTGTCGAAGGACTGCCCCCGAAGGCGGGCGACCTGCAGTTCATCGACAGCGACCGCGTCGATCAGGCGAAAGTGCGGCCCACGGCCTATTTGGCCGACGAGCCCTTGATCGCAGGCTGCGATCTGGCCTGGGGCGGCTCCGATTTCAACGTCATCCGCTTCCGGCGCGGCATGGACGCCCGTACGGTCCCCCCGATTCGCATTCCCGGCTCGCTGACGCGCGATCCGGCGATTTTGATCACCCGGCTGTCGGATGTCTTGTCGAGCACCTACAATGGCGTCCGTGTCGCGATGCTGTTTCTCGATTCGGCGGGCATTGCGGGCCCCGTGGCGGCGCGGTTGCGCGAATTGGGCTACCGCAACGTGCAGGAGATCAATTTCGGCGCCGATTCGCCCGATCCGCTCAAGACGCGCTACTACCGCGATTTCATGTGGGACAAGATGAAACAGTGGCTCCTGTCGGCGGCGCTGCCCACCGATCGCTGGCTCCTCAACGACCTCCAGCAGCCCGGCGTGCGCCACGACCCCAAGCAGCGCATTTGGTTGGAGTCGAAAGCCGATATAAAAAGGCGCGGAGGTCATTCGCCAGATGACGGAGATGCCTTGGCGTTGACGTTTGCGGCTCCCGTGCAGGCGCCGCGCGTCCTGCGGCTCGTCGCGCCCACGTTTGCGACGGGCGATGCGCCGATGGGTTGGATGGCGTAAATGGCCGTGCCTGACGACGTGGCTCGACTCCTCGCGGAATCGCTCGCCGCGCATACGCGCCGGAACCAAGCGGCGAACGCCCGCGCGCACGCCCAAATGATTCGCGAGGCGCGGGCGGCGCTCGCGTCGTTGCGGGGGGCCCTCGCCCTCGATCCGGGGCGCACGTTGCCGGTGTGGCACGGGCTCCCGCCGCGCGACACGGTCGCCGTGTCGGACGCGATGGTGCGGTTCTACGAACGGCTCGACGCCCGAGGCGTCGTGGAAGGCCTCTGACATGGCGACACGCCCGACGCGACGCGGATCAATCACCCGCGAGTACGCCTCGAAGTCCCCGTTCATGGAACTGGCGCGGACCCGCTACACCAATGCCTGCGAGTTCGACAAGGCCCAGGACGCCCGCGAGATTGACGACCTGAAGTTCTACAACGACGACCAGTGGCCCGAGGACATCCGCACGCTCCGGGCGGGCCGGGCGGCCGAGGGCGGCGTCCCGGCGGTCCCGGCCCGGCCGTGTCTGACCATCAACAAGGTCAAGGCGCCGGTCCTGCGCGTGATGAACCAAGAGCGGGCGAGCGACCTGGGGATCTCGATTGTTCCGGCCGACGATTTTGAGGCCCTTCTGGGCCCGATCGATGATCAGGAGATTGAACTCCGCGAAGGGTTGACCCGGCGCATTCAGCGCACCAGCGAAGCGGCCGATTCGCGCTCCTGGGCCTTCCAACGCGCCGCGATTGCGGGCCGGGGCTACTACCGCGTCCTGACCCGCTACATGCCCGGCAAGACGATGCAGCAGGAAGTCGTCGTCGCCCGCATTTTCAACCAGGGCGCCGTCAAACTCGACCCGACGCACGAACAGCCGGATGGCTCCGACGCGGATTGGGGCTTCATCGGCGCCTGGATGCCGTGGGAGCGGTATCTGGCGACCTACCCGAAGGTCGAAGACGAGCACGGCCGCACCATCACCAACCCCTTCAAGGGCTACGACACCGACAGCGACTTTCTCTCGCTGACGGAGCAGTATCCGGGCTGGTTCCGGTCCCAGCGCGGGCCGACCGGCGAGCAGATCAAGGCCGTCTACGTTACCGAATACATCTACTGCGAGTATGAGAACCGGACGCTGCTGGAGTTCGCGGACGGACACACCGCCTGGGAGGACGAGGTTGATGAGGCGGTTGCGGACGCCGCGATCGATTCGCGCGACGTGCCCGAGCGCCAGTTCACGCACTGCGTCATCGACGGGTGTCACATTCTCAACAAGACCGAGTGGCCGATTCCCTACACGGGCATCGTCAAGGTCTTGGGCGAGGAAGTGCAACCCTACGACAACGAGCGCCGCGTGATCGGGATGGTGCGCCCGTCGCGAGACTCGCAACAGGGCTTCAACGCGATGGTCAGCAAGATGGTGGAAGTCGTCGCCATGGCGCCGATTCCCGCGATCATGATGGCCGAGGGCCAGGACGAAGGCTTCCAGCAGGAATACCAAGCGGCGATGACCCGCACCCTGCCGGTCCTGCACTACAAGCAGACCGACCTCGCGGGCCAACAGGCGCCGCCGCCCTTCGCCCCGCCGCGCGAGGCGCCCATCGAGCCGGTCGGGTTCGCGTTGCGGATGTTCGCGGAGGCGATTCAGGACACGACCGCCACGCACGACAGCGCCCTCGGCAAGAGCGAGAAGAACGTCACGTCCGCGAAGCACGCGAAGATGCTGACGGACGAAACGGGGATGTCCACGTCGGGGATGCTCGACAACCTGACGCGCAGCGTGCGCTACGAGGGGTTGCTCATCAACGAACTGCTGTGGCACGTCTACGGCCGCAAGCCGGGGCGGCTGGCCCACCTCATCCTGGGGGACGGGGAGTCCAAGTCGGTGCTGGTGGGCCAGCCGTTCACGACCGCGCCCGGCGGACGGCCGATGCCGGTTCCACCGTCGGGGATGGTGCCGCCGCCGATGCCCCGCCCGCCGATGGGAATGCCCCCGCCAGGGATGCCGATGCCGAACGGGAACGGGAACGGGATGCCGCCACCAGGGCTCCCCCCGATGAGTCAAGCCAATGGCCCCGGTGCGCCCCCGCCCCCGGTCCAAGAATACAAGCTCACCGAGCACGCCCGGTTCAACGTCGCCATCAAGGTCACCCGCACGTTCGACACCCGCCGCGAGGCAGAACACCAGTCGGTGGGTCAGGTGATCGCCGCCGATCCGGCGCTCATGCAAGTGATTGGCGACCTGTTCTTCAAGTCGATGGACGGGCCCGGCCACAAGGAAATGGCCGAGCGGATGCAGGTCATGCTCGCCCCGCCGGTACAGGAGTATCTCGCCGCGAAGAAGGCCGGGCGCGACCCGGTGCCGCCGCAGATCCAGCAGCAGATGGCCCAGGCCAAGCAGATGATCGAGGCGCTGTCCAAGCAACTGCAGGCGCTCACCCAGAAGCTGCAGACGGACGAGGTCAAGCAGCAGTCCGAGAACGCCCGCGCGCAATACGACGGACAGGTGCAGTTGCAGATCGAGTCGGTGCGCGCCCAGGCCGAGATGGCGAAGGCGCAGGTCCAGGCGACGCTCGCGATCGAGCTCCAAAAGTTGAAGATGGCCCAGGCGAACCTCGACCGCGAGGACACGCAGGCCCACGAACTCGGTCTGGCCGGTGCGGATGCCGCCGCTGCCGCCGAGCAGGCGCGGATGCAGGCCGAGGCCGCGATCGCGCAGGCCGAGCAGGCGGCGTCTCTCCAGGCGGGTCAGACGACCCTGGACGCGGGCGTCACGGCCGACCAGACCGAGCGGAACGCGCAGATTGCGTCCGCGCAGTCGGCGCAGGAGGCGGCACAGACACCAGCGGAACCGACGGAGGCCGAGTGACGCCGTGTTCCCCGGCGCGACGTGGCTGGAACTGGCGCTCGTCTGGATGTGGATCCCGAACCTGGGCGTGCTGCTGGGGTACGCGGCCGTCCAGGGGTGGCGACGGTATCGGCGGCGGGGCCTGACATGGCGGCGCCGCGCCCGTGCCTGATCTGCGGGCAGAACGTGATGGCCCTCGCCACGCGCCCCGACGCCGACGCCCCCGATCACCGGCCGGGCTATGTGCTCGTCGCGTTCATTCACACGAGCGGCGCGGAGCCCTGCGTCGCCCGGCTCTCGGTGCCCGATGTGTCCGCGTTCGTGGCCCTGGCCACGCTCACGGGCGACGATCCCCTCGCGCATGTGCATTGACGAAGGAGGCGCGTTTTGGACCTGATCCTGCTCGTGATTGTGCTGTCTGTCGTGGGTTTGATCGTCTGGATGCTGACGACCTACATCCCGATGCCGCCGTACTGGGCCACCGTGATCAACACGCTCGCCCTCGTCGCGATCCTGCTCTATCTATTGACCCGGCTCGTGCCGTTCCCGAACGTGTTGCGGTGATGCTGGCGCGCGTCGAATACCAGAGCACCGCCGTCCTCCTCCTCGCCTGGGGCCTGCTGGCGCTCTACCTCTACTGGTAGGCTATGCCGGAATGGACCGTCGCCCAGGTGTATAGGGTAGATACCCGATGGGGCTGGATCTGGTATCTCGGGGCCTGTCGGCGCGTGCGGTCGTGGGTGGGCGTGCGGTTCGTCGGAGAGCCGTGGAAGTTTGCGCGATAAGTTTCGGCATCTTTGCGCGATAAGCGCGAAACGTCGCTAAGGTGCGACGCGAAAGGCACTTGTGGCCGTTGTAGACCGTCCCACCACCACCGCTGACGCGGGCGGCTGGACCGAATCGCCCGATCAGGGCGATCACGCCGCGCCCGAGGCGCCTGTGACATCCCCGCAGACCGGAACGAACGGCCTCGATGCCGCCGGGCAGGCGCTCCAACCGGAGGAAGCGACGGAGGCGAACGAGCCTCCCCGGCGCCCGGATGGGCGGTTTGAAAAGGGCGGCTTCCGGCGCCGTGCCGCCAGCCAGCAGGCGACGGCCGACGACGTGCCGCGCATTCAGGAACTCACCCGGCGCCTACGGGAAACCGAGCGCGAGCGCGACGCCTACAAGGCGGGCGGCGCGCCCCCGGCCGCGTCCAACGGGAACGGACACGTCCCGGCGCCCGAGGCGCCTTCCCAGGCGGCTCCACCCCCGGCTCCGCGCCGGGATCTGCCGCCCCCGCCCCCGGCGTTCACGCTCAAGGAGCCCGAATTCTCCGATTTCGCGGCCAGCGCGGACCCGTTGCGGGACTACACGAAGGCGATGGCGCGCTTCACGCACGCCGAGCAGCAGCACGAGTACGCCACCCGGTACTACGCGCACCAGCAGCAGAAGGCGGCAGGCCACTCCGAGGCCGAACTCCGCGACATGACCCAGGCGCACTGGCAGCGCATGGCGGCGATCGCCGCCGACCCGCAGCACGCGGCCCTCGTCACCCAGTTCAAGGACGACAGCCGTCCCATCACCCCGGCGGTCCTCCAGGCCATCGTCCGCAGCGGCGATCAGTCGGCGCACCTCACGTTGGCACTGCTCCGACAGCCTGGGTTACTTGAAGAATTGACGCTCGCGACTTACGATAAGCCCGCGACACCCGACCTCGTTGCGCTCGTGCAACGCCGCTTACAGTCATTGGGGCTTTCGGCCGCACCGACCGGATCGGTCACTGCCCCGGTATCCAGACCAGCGCCTCGTCCACCTAATCCGGTGCGGACGGCGCCTGAAGCACCGCCACGGGGCCTCCCCGGTGACGATGCGTCGATGGCCGATCACGCGGCGGCGTTCCACAAGCCGCAGCGATCCCGCCTCCGACGCGATTGATCATCGGGGTCGGCCCTCACGGCAAGTCTGTGAGCGAGCATGGCCAACTACATCATCACGCCGACGTGGGTCACGAAGGACACCGCGTTGTTCTGGGACAACAGTCTCCAGCTGGTGGGCAACTTCGACCGCCAGTGGAACAAAGAGTGGAACAACAAGCCGAAGGGCTCCCAAATCGGGGACACCGTCCAAATCCGCACGCCGCAGCGGTGGACCGTCACTGAGGGACAGGCCCTCGTCCAGCAGTCGATCCTCAATCAGACCGTCCCCCTCACCCTGAACCACCAGTACAACGTCGGCATGGGGTGGTCGTCCATCGAGGACACCCTCCAGATCGAAGAAGTGCAGGACCGCTACACGCGCCCGGCGGGCGTGGCCCTGGCGAACAAGACCGACGCCGTCGCGGGCGCCGAGGTCTATCAGTCCATCTTCAACGTCGTCGGGTCACCGGGCGTGCCCCTAGTGAACAAGGACTGGACGGATGCCGTCGCGCTGCTGCAAATGACCGGCACCCCGGAAGGCTACGTCGCGGTCATTGACCCGCTGACGCAGTCGAAGTTGCTGAACGACAACTTCGCGTTGTTCGGCAAGCAGTATCAGGAGTACTTCCGCACCGGGCAGTTCTCCGCGATGGCCTTGGGCGTGGACGAGTGGTACTACGATGCCGTCCTGCCGATTCACCAGTCGGGCAGCTTCGCGGCCTCGACGCCGATCGTGGCCGGGGCGAACCAGACGGGTTCGACGCTCTCCATCTCGGGCATGGGCGCGTTCAATCTGAAGAAGGGCGATGCGTTCTACATCGGCACCCCGCCCGTGCAGGGCGTCAATCCGCTGAGCTACACCTCGACGGGGATCCCGCAGCGGTTCGTGCTGACGGCCGACGTGTCGGGGACGGGCACGGCGGTCCTGCCCATCTCGCCGTCGATCATCCCGAGCGGCCAACTCCAGACCGTGACGGCGTCGCCCGCGAACGGCGCGGCGTTGCAGTTCCTGGGGGCGACGCCGCCCGGCGCGGGACAGGTGCTCGCGGCCACGGCGACGCGGCAGCAATTCCTGTTCAACCCGGCCGCGTTCGCGTTCGTGTCGGCGCCGCTCACGTCGGATCTGCCCGGCGCGCGGAGTAAGGTCGTCACCAACAGCGACATCAAGGCGTCGCTGCGGTGGGCCGAGCAGTGGAACATCCAGACGGACCAGAAGCCGTCGCGGGTGGATATTCTGATCGGCGTCGCGGCGATCGAGCCGTACTTCGCCGTCCGTCTGCTCAACTAGTCGGTTCGCTTCCACGCCGCGCGACGAGGCGATCCCGTCGCGCGGCGTCGTTTCGCCATCAGGGCAAGGAGATTTCTCATGGCATGGCAGTCGCAAACCCTCGCGTCGGCGTTCTCCAAGGACGCCATTGAACTCACGGTCCAGAACGCGACGGGGCTTCCGCCCGTGGGCGTGTCGGGCCTCCAGAACTGGCGGGCGCGCATCGACGGCGAGTGGATGCTGATCGACGGCCAGCCCTCGCCCGGTGTCGTCCGTGTCAAGCGGCGCGGCGACCAGGGCACGACGGCGGTGGCGCACGACGCGCTGGCGTCCATCGTGTTCTCGGGGAGTGCGTTGGATCAGGTGGCGCTGGCGCCGGGACAGAGCACGTTCCCGACCCAGGGCGCGCCCACGACGCGCACCATCGGCGGCGACCTCGCGCTCACGGCGGAGGT